AAGTCCGCGAGGACGAAGGCCTCGACTGGCTCGCCGGCGAAGACACGATCCCGGCGGCGGTAAGCGCCGCCCCCGCCGGGCAAGACAAGCCCCCAACAGACGGAACCGCCCCATGAATTCTTACCTTGCGGCCTTCGAGATCAAATTTGCGACCGACGCCAAGGCCGGCGCGTTCGAAGGCTATGGCGCGGTGTTCGGCAACGTCGATTCCTATGGCGACGTGATCGCACCGGGCGCGTTCAAGCGCACGCTGAAGGAATGGAGCAAGAAAAAAAGCCTCCCGGCCATGCTGGCGCAGCATGGCGGTTGGGGCATGTCGTCGAGCGACCTCATGCCGATCGGCGTCTGGACCGGCATGCGGGAGGATGAAAAGGGCCTTTGGTGCGAGGGCGTCTTCGCTGACACGCCGCGCGGTCAGGAGGCCTATGCGCTCTGCAAGATGGAGCCCCGCCCCGCCCTTGACGGCCTCTCGATCGGCTACGCGGCGAAAACCTACACCGTCGGGACGAAGCCCGACGAGCCGCGCCGCACGCTGCAGGATATCGAGCTCTTCGAAGTGTCGCTTGTCACCATGCCGGCCAACCCAAAGGCGCGGGTGTCGGCGGTCAAGTCGGCCGGCGAGCTGACAAAACGGGAATTCGAGCGGGCTTTGGAATGTGGGACGCTTCCAAAGCTCACGTCGAGCGAGGCCAAAAAGCTGCTTTCGGGCGGCTGGGAGGCCTTGAGCGCCGCGCGGGACGCCGGCGATCGGGAAGCCGCAGACATTTTGCGGCGGTTTCGCGCGCTGCGCGGTGAATGATCTCAAGGAAAAGGTGAAGCAAAATGAGCGGGTTCGAACGCAAGAATTATGAGCGCAAGGACGCCGGCGCCGTCGATCCGGCGGTGTCGGCGCTGTTCGCCGAGCAGATGAAAACTTTCGAAGCCTTCAAGGCGACGAATGACGCGCTCGAAAAGGAAGTGAAAAAGCTTGGCTCGGCCGATACGCTGACCGAGGAGAAGCTTTCCAAGATCAACAAGACGCTCGACGAATTGGGCGACTCGATCAAGCTCTCGCAGAAGCACGCCGAAGAAATCGAGGCGAAGTTCAACAGCGGCGGCCTTGGCGGCGGCGGCGGCGAAGACGGCGAGGTCAAGGCGGCGGCCGATTTCGCGGCGCTGACCGGCCAGGCGGTCACCGTCGACGATTTCCGCGACTACAAGAAGGGCTTTTCCACCTATATGCGCAAGGGCCCCGATGGTCGCCAGCCTGAGTTGAAGGCGCTGTCTGTCGGTTCCGATCCGGATGGTGGATATCTCGTGACGCCGGACGTTTCGGGGCGCATGGTCAAGAAAATCTACGAGTCCTCGCCTATCCGCCAGGTAGCGAGCGTCGTTACGATCGGCACCGATTCGCTCGAGGGCCCGATCGACAATGGCGAGGCCGGCGCCGGCTGGGTTGGCGAAAAGGCCACCCGGGCGGAGTCGACGACGCCGCAGCTCGGCAAGTGGATTATCCCCGTCAACGAGGTCTACGCCGAGCCGCGCGCAACGCAGAAGGTCCTCGAAGACGCGATGATCGACCTTGAGTCCTGGCTGGCGACGAAGGTCGCTGAAAAGATCGCTCGTGTCGAAAATACGGCCTTCGTCGCCGGCGACGGCGTGCTCAAGCCGAAGGGGCTGTTCTCCTACCTCTTCGCGTCGACGACAGACAAGGCGGGCACGCGCCCCTGGGGCACGTTCGAATTTGTCGGAACGGGAACGTCGGGCGCCTTCGCGGCCTCCGCGCCGGCCGACGCGATCTATGATCTCGTCTATCGGCTCAAGGCTGGCTATCGCACCAACGCGCAGTTCATGATGACGCGCGCGACGGTCGGCGCCATCCGCAAGTTCAAGGACTCCTACGGCCAGTATCTTTGGCAGCCGGCGCTGACCGGCGGCCAGCCGCAGACCATCCTTGGCTATGGCGTCGTCGAGGGCGAGGACGTGCCCGAAATCGCAGCCAACTCCTATTCGATCGCGTTCGGCGATTTTGCCGAGACCTATCAGATCGTCGATCGGGTTGGGATTTCGGTGCTCCGCGACCCGTTCACGCTCAAGGGCTGGGTGAAATTCTACACGCGCCGGCGCACGGGCGGCGGCGCGGTGAATTTCGAGTCCATGAAGTTCCTCAAGTTCGCTTAAGAGAGCCGCCAAAAGCGGATCTTTTGCGCGACCGGCGGCCGCTTGACCCCATGAGGCGGCCGCCGGGTTGAGCGGCTTGCATTTTCCCTCTCGTTTGCAAAGGCTACCCGATGACTCCCGAACGCGACGCAGTCTCGTGCTGCAAATATGTCTCCGCCATCGCCCCTGCCGTCTATGCGGCGGACCAGGCCGGCGACCTCATCGATATGCGCGACTACAAGGCGGCAACCTTCCTCCTGCATGTCGGCGTCGGCGGCATTACGTTTTCCGGTACGAACAAGATCGAATTCGTTCTTCAGGCCGGAAACGCCTCCGACGGCTCCGATCTGGCCAACGTGACGGATGACGACGTGCTCAATATCGACAGCGTCGCGCCGACCTCGATCACCTCCGGGATCGTTCGCGCGCTGACCGCGGCGCATGCCGCCGCGACCGTCCAGAAGATCGGCTATATTGGCGGGAAGCGCTACGCAAAGCTGACCGCCGATTTCTCCGGAACGCACGGCACCGGCACGCCGATCGGAGCGATCGTCGAGCTCGAAGACGCCGACATCAACCGCGTCGCTTAAACGTCGATGCAAACCCTTCGCCTCGTCACGCCGGCAACGGAGAAAGCTGTTTCGCTCGCCGAGGCGAAGGCGCATCTGCGCGTCACCACGACGGCCGACGACGATCTGATCACCGCGCTGATCGACGCCGCAACAGACGCGCTGCATTATCTCAATCGGACCATCCTTCCATCCGTGTGGGCCCTCGATCTCGACGCCTTCGCCGATGAAATCGCGCTGCCGCGCCCGCCCCTGGTCTCGGTCGCCTCGATCGTCTATCGCGATGAGGCGAACGCATCGCAAACGCTGTCGACGAGCGTCTATGACGTCGTGACCGATAGCGAGGGGCATGGATATGTCCGCCTTGCATTCGATCAATCCTGGCCGAGCATCCGCAGCGGCGGCCAGCCAGTGACGATCAACTTCAGCGCCGGCTATTCGACGACGCCGGCCCCTATCAAGTCGGCGATTCTGCTGCGGCTCGGCCGCCTATACGAGCTGCGCGACCAGGCCTCGCTCGCGCCGCGCTTGCGCGCCGAAGCAAACGAGGGAATCAACCGCCTCGAATATGTTGTGTCGCCCGCCGCGGCGTCGGAAGCGATTTCCGAAGCCGAGATGCATTTGCTCGCCCGATACCGGGTATGGACGCTATGACGCCGACGGC